ACTTCAATAACGACGGCCTGCGCAATCGCCTGCGCGGCTGCCGCGGCAATGCCACGTTCAACCTGGCCGCTGGCGAGACCCCCAAGATCAGCTTCGAGCTGATGGGTTTCTACGTGGATGCCGCCGATGAGGCCCAGCTCACACCCACGTTCGGCAACCAGGCCACGCCGGTGATTTGCAGCGGCACCAACACCACCCCAGTGGAAGTATTCGGCTACGCCTCGGCGTGCATGGAGTCGTTCAGTCTGGCACTGAACAACGAGATGCCCCTCAAGCGCCTCATGGGGTGCACCGATCAATATCAGATCACCAATCACTTGCCTTCTGGTGATGTGGTGGTGGAGCTGCCCACGATTGCGGCGAAGAACTATTTCGCCCAACTGCTCGATCGCAGCCGCGGCGAGATCAGTTTCCAGCACGGCCAGACCGCTGGCAATATCGTGGACATCACGATGCAGCACTGCTCAATCTCTGGCCCGATTACCTACAACGATTCCGACGGCGTGCAGATGGCCACCATCCCCTACGAGGCCGAAAGCACCGCCGCAAACAACCAAATCAAGATCGTGGTCAAATAGGCCACGCCTGCCCACTCGCACCACCCACTGACAACCCATGGCATTCGTTCTCAAGCAGTCGGCCAGCTACACATGGCCCGTGCCCCTGCTGATCCCGACCAACGGCGGCCGGCGTGAGAAGCACAGCTTCGATGCGGAGTTCAAGCGCCTTCCTCAGAGCCGAATCAACGAGATCGCCAAGCTGGCCCGCGCCACCGAGCTGGGCCGCGCCAGCGAGGATGACATGCTGGACGACAAGGCCGCCGCACGGGAGATCCTGATCGGGTGGAGCGGCATCACCGACGACAGCGGCAAAGACGTCCCCTTCAGCGAGGCTGCCCTGGATCAGCTGCTGGACATTCCCACCATCGCCGGGCAGATCATCAAAGCCTGGTACGGCTCGATGGAGGTGGCGAAAAAGGGAAACTGACGGGCGCTGTCGATCACTGGTGGCACGGTGATGGCGGCGCCAATGATGACCTGCTGGCGGACCTGAAGGCCTACGGGGCAGACGTGAGCTGCCTGCCCGAGGCGGTGCAGAACCCCAAGCAGTTTGAGGTCTGGCCGGAGCATGAGGACGCGGTGATGATGTTCCTGCTTATTCAGACTCAGTGGCGGCCGGGGGGCAGTGGCGTGATTGGGTTGGATTATGAAGTGCTGCTGGGTCCGGGGAAAATATTTGATCTTTACGCTGTAAGGGACCGGCGCCAGGCCCTGGAGGATCTGCAGATCATGGAGTGCCGGGCCCGAGAGCTGATCAACAAGGCGGCTGAGCCGAAGCAGCCGAAAGGGAGGCGCCGCTGATGGCCATGAACATGGAGGCGGTCCTGAGGATCGCGGCGAAGGTTACCGGAACGCAAGAGATAGGCGCACTGCGCAACAATCTGGACTCTCTGAGCCAGTCCAGCGGCCTAGCCAGCAAAGCCTTTGCCAAGGCGCCAGAGGAGGCCAAAAAGGGCTGGATTTCTTCTGCCGTTCAGGTGGCCGGCCTCACGGCAACAATTGGCGCGTCCGTCATGGCGGCGATCAGGTTTGAATCTGCCATGGCCGACGTTCGCAAGGTGGTGGACGGGCTGGAGACGCCCGCCGCGCTGCAGCAGATCAGCTCTGAAATCCTGGAGCTGTCCAGTCAGATGCCAATCGCTGCAGAGGGGTTTGCCCAGATCTATGCGGCCGCGGGGGCGTCGGGCATTGCCAAAGAGGAGCTAAAAGACTTCGCCGTCCTGGTGGCCCGAGTTGCAACCACCTTTGAAATGACCGCAGAAGAGGCTGGCCGATCATTGGCTCAGCTGCGCGTGTCACTGGGACTGTCGAATGAAGAAGTGGCCGAACTGGCCGACATGATGAACTACCTAGAAAACAGCACCGGGGCCTCGGCCTCTCAGCTGGTGGAGTTCATGACCCGATCTGGCGCCGTCGGTCAGATGGTAGGACTCACGGCCGGGCAGACCGCTGCATTTGGCGCAGCAATGGTGCAGGCCGGATTTGAAACGGAAGTGGCCGCCACCAGCTTCAACAACATGGTGAGGGCCCTCAGTCGCGGTCCATCCATGACTGAGCGCCAGGTGGACGCCCTGCGCCGGCTGGGGTATGAGATGGCCAGCTCAAAGCAGATTGAGTCCGAGCTGACGCGCGAGGCTGAGACTGCAAGCCGCCGCCGCGTAGACGCTGCCAGATCGCAGAAGGATCAGGTGCTCCGCCTAGCCCAGGAGCAAAGCGACCGCCGGATTGAGATCGCCCGCGACGAAACCGACCGTCTGAGCCGCGAGATCAACCGCCGATTCCGCGATGAGCTGACAGTGCTGCAGGACGGCTGGGAAGATCAGGCCAAGGCGCAGGAAGACGCCCTCCGTGATCGCACTGACGCGCAGGTCAAGGCGTTGCAGCGGCAAGAGAGAAACGAGATTGATCGTATTCAGAAAATCGCGCAAGCCCAGAAGACGGACGCCACCGCTGCAGTGGACCGAATCCGTGATGCCTATGAGGCGCGGATTGACACTGTGCGAGATCAGCTTGATCGAGAGCTAACCGTGCTGCGCCGCTCGCAGCGCGATCAGCAGCAGCAGGTCCGCGACCAGCTGGACGACCGCCGAGAGCTGGAGCTCAGGGCAAGCGCTGAGCGACTGAATTTGATCGAAGGCCAGGAAAAGGCATTCCTAGACAGCCAGAAGGCCACAGCCGAGAATCGGTTTAAGGCAATTCAGGATGCCGAGAAGTCATTTGTCGAGGATGCCAAGGCCAACGCAAAGATTACGGGCGAGGAACTGGCCAAAGCGTCAACCCAAGGCTTTGCCGATCGGATGGAAAAGGACGCCATTGGCACAATCACTGAGGTGCTGGGCAAGATCAGCAACCTGCCCAAGTCTCAGCAGTTGTCTGTAATCAGCGATCTGTTCGGCGATGAGGCAAGGGCGCTATCCCCGTTGATCAACAACATTGGCGAGCTCGACAGAATTATTGAACTGTCCGATGATAAAACCAAGGCAGCCGCAGAAGCGCTCAGAGAATACGCCACTCGAAGCGCGACTACAGAAAATCAAATTAAGTTGCTCAATAACTCTTTCACACAGCTAAGAATTGAGCTGGGTAATGCTTTCCTGCCAGCGCTTGCAGCCTTGCTGCCGCCGCTGACGACAGTCGTCAAGGCCGCCGCTAGCTTGGTTGAAGCGTTGCAGCCTGCGATCAGGGCTGTTGCCGGTTTGGTGGCGTTTGGCTATGTAGTGCCTTCAATCGTTTCGTTCGTTGGCGCCATCAGTGGCGTTGTGGCAATCTTCTCTGCTACTAAATGGATCTCAAATCTGGCATTGCTGGCCGGCCTACCTGGCCCCATTCGGCTGCTGGCTGCAGCGTTCACGTTGCTAGGCGTCGCAGCCAGCCCGCTAGGCCCGATCCTCAATGCCGTGGTGATCGCACTAACTGCCCTGCAGTTCATCAACTTCGCCAAGGGATTTATTGCCTTCATCCCGGGGACCATCGCCGCGTTGACAGGATTTATCGGGTTCTTGTCCGGCACAATGGTGCCCGCCCTGCTGGCGTTCTTCTCAGGCCCCGTCGGCTGGACCGTGCTGGCCATCGCTGCGGTGGTGGCCATGGCGATCGCGTTCCGCGAGCCCCTGATGAAGTTCGCCTCCTGGCTCTGGGAGTGGAGCGAGTTCGCCCGCGAGCCGTTCGTGCGGCTGTGGAATGCGGTGGTGGGCATCGTCACCACCAGCCTGGAGCTGATCGGTCGAGGTGTTGAGGCCTGGGGCGCTGAGGTGCGCAAGATTTGGAGCGGCGATTTCTCCACCCTGCAGGGCATTGTGGAGACGTGGCGGGATGCCGTGGTGGACGTGTGGAACGCCATGGGCGAAGCGTTCAATACGTACCTGGTCGAGCCAATCCGCAACACCTGGACGGCCCTGACCGAGTTCCTCCCCCGCGCCATGGAAACCGTGCGCGAGCGGGTGGTAAGTGTCTGGACCTACGTTATTGATGTAATCCGCAACGTGTTTCGTAGCGTGCTGCAATTCATCGCCAACGGGATCAACTCCCTGATTGACAAGGTGAATTATGTAATCCGTGGATATAACAGCATCCCCGTGGCCCCGGACATTCCCCAGCTCGGCTACGTCACCGTCCCCGCCTTCGCTCAGGGTGGCGTCGCTTCCCGCCCCACATTGGCGATGGTGGGCGACGGCGGAGAGGATGAGTACATCATCCCCGCCAGCAAGATGCAGGCCGCTTCCAGCCGCTTCCTGAGCGGCGCCAGAGGCGCCAGCGTGATCCCGTCCAGCAGCTCCACTGGTCCCGCTCGCGGCGGCACCACGCAGATCAACGTCCGCACCGGCCCGGTGATGCAGCAACAGGACGGCAGCCGCTGGGTCTCGATGGATGACTATGAACAGGGCCTGCAGCAGCTGGCGGATCAGCTGATCGGTGCGCTGCGGACGCCGCAGGCGCGGATCGTGTTGAGGGGCGCCTGATGGCCATCGCGCAGTTCCTGAGGATCTTCGAGGCCAGCGGCGTCACCGTTGAACGGTGGCATTCGTATTGGGCCGGATCCGTCAGCTGGGAATCCCAGGTTTGGGAGTATCAGCCGTTCATCGCCGAGGGCTTCACCGATGGGCTGACCGGCAGCGAGTCGGGCGTCACCGTCTCCGCCCCCGGCACCACCCGCATCGTGCAGGCGTTTGATGCGGCCATCTTTCGCGGGCGGATTGCTGAGTTGCGCCTGTATCAGTTCGAGCCCTCGCAGGGCAACGATGCCCCGCAGGCGGGGCAGACGCTGATCGGGCAGTTCACCGGGCAGGTGGTGGGCGGTGGCGGCAGCCTGACGAACGTCTCGATTGAGCTGGGCAGCGCCCTGAGCCCAGTCGGTGCGCAGTTCCCGCCGAGAGTGTTCACAACGGCGATCATGGGCAAGGGGTGCAGGTTATGAGGATTCGCGTTGCCGATCCGTTGGCCCTGCTGTCAATCCAAGCGGGCAAGGTGCCCACCCCTGAAACAGAGCGGGGCGCGGCTGGTGACAGCCAGCTTGACTCGCCGCAGCGGGCGATCCGCCTGGGTGAGCCGGTGCCGATCGTGTTTGGCCGCCGCCGAGATGACGCCGGCGGGGTGTTCATTTCGCCTGGCGCCACCGAAGCCCGGTTTGAGAACGACCTGAGCAACAACGTTACGGCGTTCTACCACTTGGTCCTGAGCGAAGGGCAGATCGATTCAATCCAGGTGCGCGACGTGTTCCAGCGCGCCTGTCGGGTCGGGTCGTTCTCGCAGACCTACAACCGCCGGGCGGGGACGTGGACACCCGAAAACGCCATCGTGGCTCGCCTGGGATTCGTCAAGCCCGAGGCGCCGTATTTCTGTGGATCGATCGGGAATTACCCCGACATCTCCACGCTGTCGTTTCAGGTCACGGTGCCTGATGGGTTTGACCAGTGGAACCGGCAGGTTCACTGCTTCGTGCGCGGCGGTTACCGCCTGCAGCGGCTGGCGGATGCCGTCATCGGGCCCTCTGACAATTTCGCTGATCTGGTGCTGCTGGCCTGGCGCCGCAGCCGCCGGGTGCCTGATGCGCTGATCGACCTGGACGGCATGGAGGCCGCGGCCAACTTCCTGGAGGCCAACGCGTTCCGCTGCAACACCTGGATCCAGCAGAGCTCCAACTTGGCGGACTTCGTGACCCGCTGGGCCCGGTACTTCCTGCTGGGCCAAGGCAAGAAGGCTGGTAAGACTGCGCTCCGTCCGCTGCTGCCGGTGAACAGCAACGGCACGATCAAAACCACGGCGATCGACTGGGTGTATCTGTTCACCGAGGATCTGATCATCCCCGGCAGCGAACAGCTGCAGTACAGCAGCCTGTCGGATCGCCAGCCGTTTGTAGCCCTGATCACTTGGCGGCAGGAAGTGGGCAGCGACGTGGCCATCATCCGCACCAGCGAGGTGGCGTACGCCGGCACGGCCGAGCTGGGCCCCTACGAATCTCACGACCTATCAGAGTTTTGCACCAGCGAACACCATGCCGTGAAAATCGGCGCCTACATTC